TTAGTCTAATTCAATTAATCGGTGTAGTTCACCATTCACAAACCACATTTCACATGTTACGTTATCACCATCTTTTAGAGTGGCCATATATAACCCCTCTTTATTTGGTTGAATATCTTCTGCGAATTGATGTGTTTTTCCGTTGAATGTAAATACTTGTGCCATAATGTTTTCCTTTCTTATTGAATAAGTAGTTGTTGCAATCCGTGCAACTCGGAGATAGTTTAGATCACCATTCCTTTACTGTGTAAAGTACACTACCGCCCTCTAAATGTTGTCCATTGAAATGTGTTAGCACTTCAAATTTACCTGCTTGATAGCCTATAGTTTCATAGGCTCGTTTATCTATCAAAGTAACACCAGCTTTTATCTTGTGTCCTTTGTTTAGATTGATTTTGTACACATCGACTTTTTGCTCATCGGTGTTAGCAACTACTGCGGTTCTATCAGATTTTTCAGTAACAGCTTTAGGTACATTAGGATTGCTATGTGCAATATCCTGTTTCACCTGTTCTGCAGCAACTTCAACTGTCGGTGCTTGCGTGTAGTATGTCGCTATCGGTTGAGTTCTTTCCTTTTTGGAAATAACTTCCTGTGCTTCCTGTTCGGTAACATGAATTGCCTTTGATAATTCTTTAGGTGATTTAGCCTGTTCTTGTGTGATTACAACAGGTTTTTCTAATTGCTTTTGTTTGTGATGATATATCCATACACCTACAATAGCGATAAAAACGCATAGGGCAATCGCTACGGCTATTTTGTAGTGTCCCTTGATAGTTTGTATTATCTTACTAATTAACATGGCTTACACCTCATTTAATTCAATTTGTAGCATTTCCAACGCTCTAAACTTTTCATCTGCAAAACGCTCGTTCAAATTATCACGCAACACGCTATTATTCCATTCTGTACTCATACATACATCATAGATGCAAGCGATGATGTCATAGTCAAAGCGTTTATCATCAACGTATGACAAATTAGGCAATTCTAAATTTAAGGCCTTTTCCATTAACTTCAATGCATCGTTGAACATATCAACGATATTGCCTACGCCGTATTGCACTGTTCTACTCCATATCACATCTTTTAATATGTCAGAATGTTTATCTACATGGAACAGGTTATCTTGTAACAATTTACACGCCACATCGTAGTATTTAGCCTTGATGTAGTCATGCTGCATCTTTGCAAATCCTTGTCTATCAATCGTTCCGAGTTCTTTCCATTGGTCGATAAATTCATTACTGTTGATTTCACCACTATCTACCAATGCCCTTGCGTAGTCTGTGTAAAATCCGCCTTGCCGTAACCCCCAACCAAGAAATTCATCAACGCTACCGCAATTACTAGCCAATTGATATATGCCGTAAGAAATACCGCCTGCATCATTAACCCCACTTGATACACAAGCAGGGTTTCCATTGCTCTCATATACTGCACTTAATCCGCCTAATTCCATTTTTGTTGCTCCTTTCTATTACTTTCACGTCCGCCTAGGTATCCAACCAATCCTGACGATATACTCATCGCCAACTCGTTGTAACCATATAGGATAGCCATTATATTTACAGTTCCTAATATGATGATTGTCAGTACTTCTCTTATACTTATTTTTTCAATCATTTAATCGCATCCTTTACTGATTTAACGAACCCTATCACCTGTTTAAATAATTCAATCGCACGCTTGAACCATATCGTTTCAACAAATTCAAGTTCAATCATATTTTCAACGCACGATGCCAACTCGATGAATATAGGTATCAAGTACATCAAAGTACTTAAAAATACATCTACCTTGCCTATTACAGGTACTTCTACATCTGGCAAGGTCAACAATATAAACGACAATAAAAAAAGCCACGGATAAGACATAACCAATTTCTTGGTCATGTCCGCTCGCAGCTTGTTGCTAACTAAAAATCGCTTTTTCTTTCCGTCAATTTCTACTACCGCCCACCCTCGCCATAGGATAGCTAGTAAAGTATTTTTAATTGTAACCTCTCTCTTAGTTGCTAGATTGTAGTTTCTAGCCTCAACAAATACCCTTAGGAATGTATCTACAAATACAAGGATTACGCTTGTAAATATAGCTAATGAAATTCGTACAGCCTCACTCACATTAAACACCTCATCAAACATCGGTAAAAATATTTCAATCATTTATATCTCCCTACGAATAATCAATCTCCCTGTCTAGATATTGTGAACCACGCATTACTTCGATTGTTGTAGTTATAAATGTAACATAGAGTTCCACTCCCATCCGTGATTGTCAAATAGTTATTTCCATTACCTGTTTTTTTATATATTGCACATTGAAATATAATACCAACGTCTTCCCCCTCTGCAATGGTAATTGTCTTTGAAATTGTTGTTGATGCTCCAAGTGAGATTGAGTATTCCCCTTTTGGCAACCATAAATTAAATCTTTGTTCAAAGTTTTCAAATTTTCTTTCGTATCGAAAGGTTTCAAAAAAGATAGGGTCTTTCTGTACATATTGTTTTTTGTTTTCCTTGTACACAAACAGATTGCTTTTATCAGCAGCAAGCCTAGCATAATAAGACTTGCCACCGATTAGAGTTTTTAAATACTCACTATTCCCTATGTCTTTGGCGTTTTCAGTTAGTGTAGCTACAACTTCCCCATTAATAGTAATATTAGCCATTTACACCTACCTCGATTGTTCCGCTACTACTCCACAACTGCAATCTGCTATTTAAGGATGTTTGATATCTACCCCAACCGCCCCATCGGTTAGCAAGGAATGTACGGTGATAAGTTTCACCATTTAATGTGTGCAATGTTTGGTCGATTAATTTGCCATCTCCAAAGTTAAAGACAATCAACATGCCTTGTTTATGCGAGCGTGGCGGATTATTAGCACCACCATCGAAATTAATTTCATAGCATCCTTGATTTGTGAATGTATTCCAATCGGCTGCAGTTTCAACTAACTCATAAGCAAACCCCATAGAACCAGCCTCTGTCTTTTTAACAAAAGTTTCATCGGCTATTTTCTTTGTGTAAATATCACCCTCTGTTTTTAAGTTCTTTTCTGTTAGCACGTTGTAGCTTACTTCACCATCGCTATATCTAAAGTTGGTACCTACTGCGTAAACTGGAACAGTAGCATCACCAACGATCACAGTATTATCCGTTCCAACTTTAGCAATACGCACACCATGACCATCAGTCTTTTTCCCCTCTAATAGAATGTTGTTGTTGAGTACAATCGCACCGCTTACGTTGCCACCTGTTAATGCTAGATAGTCAAGATTCGCTAATCGTGCAGTATTGATTGAATTTGCATAGTCCCTGTTTGGATCACCAACATAAATATCGACCTTATGTCGTTTATTAGGTTGTATCGTCAAAACAGCAAAATAGAATTTACCATTGCAATATGCTATATCCTCAATTTCTGTGGCCTTATTGATTTCAATAATTTGTTTAACTGTGCCAAACGGTGTACACTCTACCAAACTACCGAGCGTTGCACTCATGATGCAACCATTCAACATAAATGCACCATTATTATTGAAATCATCGTATTGGTAATCAATTTGATACGTTTTCATTTTCTTAAAATCATCATTGTACAAGTTGACTTCACGCAATCGTTGCTGACCGCTAATCGGTACGATGCTTACATAGGTTTTTGTGATAGGGTCATATCCAATATTGAATACTCGTTCATTTAATGTAATGGTTTTTTCTACTTGCATTGTATCTGCATTGATTACAGTTAAATTCTTAGGATTCTTTAATCCGTTAGCAAGGTATATTTTATTTGTGTGCTTGTTGTAGCACATAGTGTTACAATGCCCCATTCGGTCAGGGTCGCTAAACTTATATGTACCTACAATTTCAAAAGTGGATGAATTGAGTTCGTATAGTGTTTGCTTTGTACCATCACCATTGATGCATGCTAACACGAATACGTTTTTCTTATCGTTGTAGGTAAACCCTTGACATTGATTGACTTCATCGCCATATTGAATGTTTTTCACAAAGGCGATATTAGATGCACCTTTAAGCATTGGTGTTTCGGTTGGATAGAATGGCTTGATGTTGTTGTATGTCCCCATATCCATAACACTATCTACTGTGTCGAATGTTAGGTGTTCATTAATTTTATATATCCCATTTGGTACGAATAAGATTTTGTTTCTTAAATTATCATTAGCACGTTTGAATGCTTGCGTGTCATCTGCTACACCATCACCAACTGCCCCAAAGTCTTTAACAGATACGATGCCGTATAAACTATCTTTCACCAGGTATTTACTATCCGCCTCGGTTTTAGTGATTAAACCACCGCCATCAGGCAAGGCGATTTGTTCCGCTTTGTTGGCTGCGACTTCTGCACGTTTCGCCGCATCAGTCGCTTTAATTGCGTTACTTGCGATTGATGTTTGTTTATTGTCTATATCGGTTTTTAAAATTCGTGCTTGGCTCATCAACTCATTAATATCACGCTTATCTACAGTTGTTTGTCCTGCGTATGTTTTAGCATCAGCCACCATTCTTTCCGCTTTGGATAAGTTAGTATTTGTTACATCAAGCGTACTATTAGCATTTGCCAGTTTATCGTCTACAGTTCTACCTATTTCTGTAATTTGCGTACCAAGTTCTTTTATGGTTTCAGCATCTGCGATAATTACATCCGCTTTAGCTTTGACTTGGTTATATGCATTGATTGCATCATTTGCAGCCTTAACAGATGTTTCTACAATATTCTTGGCGGTTTCTACTGCATCATCGGTGCTGCCAATAGGAATAAGTAAAGCTCTACTCATCTTGTCTTGCATCTCTTGCATGATGAGTGTCAATTTATCCGCCATGTGTTCAATATTTTGGTAAGGGTACTCATCAGGCAAATCTGCATCTTGAGTGATTGGTGTAACCCGTTCCAATACTACTTTATGATTAGCATCCAATGCATCACCCTCGACTGGATACGTTAGCATTTTATTTTCTTTGTCGTATTCGATATTGCCTGTTTGTAGACTTCGATTGCCATCCGCATCAATGATCGTAAGTGTTACATCTTCAATTCTGTTAAAGTCATATGGCCATACCCATTTTTTATTTACGCCATCACCTTGATATACTACGCTTGGTTGATTGATTTCAGGTATCATATATACTCCTTTCAATTAAGCAGGACTACCCATAATTGAGTAGTCCTTATTTATTAATGTTTGTTTTTCTTATTGGATTTTTTATCTTTTAGCTTTTTATCTAAAATGATAGCCATAATCACATCTTCTAATTTAGCATCTGTATCTGTTAGTGCAAATTTAGCTAACGTCCATAATCCATCGGTTACAGTATCACTAAAACCTGTGAGGCGGTTTGATACTTGCGATAGGCTGCGACCAACATCCGTTGCATCTTTGTTTTTAGAATTAATAGCTGTGTATATATCTTGTAGCTTATCTACAATGGATGTAGCTATAACAGAATTCGTTTTACCAAATGACTTTTCACCTAGTATATTACGCATTGTTATATTAGCAGCATCACGTACAAATGGTACGCCCATAATAGATTGAGATACTAACTCTTCAATAAAGGATTTGACTAAATCCTCTGGACTATCATCATCTCCATTTGTCATAGCTTTATATGCCATCATGCCTAGTGCTTGTGCTGCTAAAGTCCACCATAGCATACGGACAAATTGTCCATAATTTTTTTGGTCTTTTAATGCATAAGAACCCTCTGCAAGAATGTTATATAACGTATTAGCGTATGAGTAGAATGGTATAAATAATTGAGAAAGTGCATTCCTTGAACGTTGGATGCCTGCACTATCCTTTGTATAACCGCTACCGAATATATCTCGCACCGCTCTATCACCAGCACTTATCGCCTCTTGCTCTACAAATTCAGCGGTTACACCCTCTTTAGATTGTAGTTCAAGTATTTTTTTGTCATAGGCAAATTTCCATACAGGGATAGATAGTGCAAAATCGGTTTCCGTTAAAAGTCTGAATCCCATTTGATTAATATCATCTCTGACTTCACCCAGTTGTTCTAACTTATAACCACCGATATTTGTATCACCAATTCGAAAACCTTTACCGCCAATTGATAAGCCTTGTTTCAAGTCCTTATCTAGCGTTTGAACACGTTCCCTCATGAATATGGATTTACCAAATACAAACTTAAGAGTTGCATTGTATGTTGATGTTCCATGTCCGTAGAACCCAGCACCAGCATTACTAATTGCTTTTAAGGTATTACCCAAACCGATACGATACACGGAAACAGGAAAATTAAATGCATTTTGTAATGCTACGGATACACGTCCAGCCATAACTGCGGTAGAGGTATTTTTCTTGAGTGTCATAACCAATCTACCCCATGCATCAAGTTTAGCTGCTTCATCTTTCCAGTTATCACGAACCCAAGTTCGCAAGAATTGATAGGTTTCCATACCGAATTTATCAACGATATATTCTTGGAAACGGCTATTGCCTATCAGCTTATTTACATCGGTTACTGCTTTACGCATAGTAACGTGATTAATAGCCTCTGTAATCGCATTAGGGATAACATCAAAATCAAGCATTAAGGACTTGCCTTTGACTACATCCAAACGTGGTTTAGTAGCACCCATACCTGTACCAAAGATTGCATTACTAGCAATCATCGTTTTAGCAATATCCTCTGTTTCAAAATCAGATACTTTAGCACTTACTTTAGGATTGTACACAATAGGGAAATATTGACCTTGAATTTCTCTACCGCCAATTGTAAATGTAATCCCCTTTTCTTTATTCAAAGGATTACCATACAATTCCTCTTGTACCTTACTACGCTCTTCATAGAATGAATTGATATGTTCCCATGTACGAATGACAAATTCCCAGTCCTTATCAGTCATGTATTCTTGAAACGCTCGTTCCATTTCTACTTCATTACTTTGGATAGTTTCCAATGCACGTTGTCTGTTTTTTGGGGTTCCCCAATTTAAGGCAAGCATGATGATTTGCTCTTTAGTAACGTTGCGTAATTCGCCTACGTTATAGAGATGATCATTGCGAACATCAAATAGTTGTTTCTTGGAATATACCGCTTTTACATCTCTGGCCAATCTATACATAGATTTTTCTTTGTACTCATTGAATTTTCGAGTAGCTTTATCAATTGGGTCGTAGATGTACCGCACCGCCACACCATTTTTACCGCCATCTAATCTACGTAAGAATGTTTCGACTTTAAGCAACGATAAATGGAAGTCGTTTATTTTATTAGATAATGCATCAACTTTACTGCGATTGTTGAGTTCATTAAATACATTCCCATTATCTCGACCAAAGGTAGCGGATGCAGTTTCTATGATTTGGGAAACCGCATCATCGAATGTAACGTTATTCCCCTTTTCATCGATTAGTGTACTTCCCTCATATTGAGTTCTACCGCTTTTGTACATCCCTGTCATGAGTTCCTCTAGCTGTTCTAGTTCGCTCATTTTCAGGGTGCTAAACATTCTAGGTGATTTAGCATCAAACATTTCTTTTACCCAATCTTCAAGTTGTACAGTCGCTTCCTTATCACCCATAATATCAGCATCTGCATCTAATGCTTTAATAACTGACATCATGTCAAAGCCATCAACAGGTTTTAATCCATCATACTTAGTCAATCCCATTTGGTATGCCATATGCGTATAGAAATAACGCATGTTAGGCTCAATCATGATAGGGTTTTGACTACGTGTAATTCTGCCTAATTGGTCTAATAGTTTAGTGCGTAATTTCTTAATAGCTTTTGAATTTTCAAACGCCATTCTTGCTCTTGCTTGATTTAGCATTTGAGATTGTTTAGCATATAATGCTTCGTCAACTTTACCAACAGCCAATGCACTATCTGCTTTCTTTCCATCTCTTACGGCTTGATTTTGGTATTTCTTGTACTGGCTAGCTTGAGATAAAGTCAAATCGCCTAATTCTCTTTTAGCACGTTTCATGTATTTCGGAATAGTACCAAATCCACCATCACGAATTGCACGCACCGCATCAATGCGTTCTTGTAACTGTGCTTTTAGACTTTCAATCTTATCTTGTGCAGTATCAAGTTCTTTAGCAGTACTTGCTAACTCTTTAGATACTTTCACCGCATCGTTTGTAAGTTCTTTCTCGATTGGTTTTAGTTCCTCATCAAGATTTTCACTACTAGGGTCTAGTTTTTGTAATTTACTTAGTAGTTCCCAGTTTTTCGCTAGCTCCTTATTGGTATGTGCCTTAATCAAGCGTGCTTCCTCTTGAGTAAGTTCCATTTGTCCTTGATTAGATAGTAGCATTTCTTCGGCTATTTCTTGGTTAGATTTTCCTGCGTTTGGATCATTAATAAACGCATCTTTCGCACGTTCCATTTCCTGTGCTACTGCCTCATCGTAAGTACTGCCAGCTTCCTCACGTTCAGCCTTTTCTAATCCCTCAATAGTTCGATATTGAGTATTTTCCAATGCTCCATCACCCAATGCCATGTATCGTTGATGTTCTTTATAGATAGGATATTCCTCGACTAAACGCTTTTCGATTTCAGCTTGTACATCGTATTTTACATCTTCCCATTCTTTAATAGGTCGATTGTCTAACTCTTTCATGTACTTACGCATTACACGTTCTTTTGCTTTTTCTTTAATGTCAGCAATGTAGCCTTGTACTCGTGCTTGTTCACTTTCGCTCAACTGTTGATACAATTTTGTATTTTCAAACTGCTCTAGTGCTTGCTCGTGTGCGTAGTTTTCAATGTCATCTTGCGTAGCTATCATGCGTGCCATTATATCCTTAATGTCAGATGGTACTTCACCGCCCAATCGTTGAACACTACGATAAATACGAGTTAGCCATTTAGAGAATTGACGGAATACACGTTGTAAGCCTTTTGTTGGTGCTTCACCACTTCGTAAGTAGCTTTCCCAGCCTCTTGCGAATTTCTCGTGTGCTTTGGTGTTATCTACGTTTTCACCATCAACCCAACCGCTCCACTCTTTGAGTGCGTTCCAATCATCAACTAATTGTTTAGGCGCATTGTCCATAGATGCCAGTTTTTGAATATCATCAAAGAATACATGGCCCATTTCGTGTAAGAATGTACTTCTATCTGCGGTTTTAAAAATACTAATGATACGTTCGCCATCGCTCGTGATTTCGGTCATGCCGTTTATAGATTGGTTGTACTTTTCAATAACCTTGATTGCTTTATCATCGAACACTACATAGCATCGTCCATCCTGTTCGCCATCGTAGTATATACCTTTTATACCGATACTATTTAAAAACTCACTAGCCTTTTTAGCGTTTTTTACATTATAAAGATTAAAATGTTCATCATTACCAAGTGCATGAGATAAAAACGAATAAAGCTGTTTACCAACAATATTTGTTTTTTCTAATGCACCATATACATCGGTCTTAACGTTCGAGATAGCTTTTTCTTCACGTTCACGCTCTAATTGTTTTTCTTTTTCGTATTCTGGATATAACTCATATCTAAACTTTTCGTATACATTTTTTAATAGTTCATCGTTACTAGCTATGGTATCAATATTTTCATCGATGCCTACTGTTTTTAAAAATCTATCAACATTTCTTTTTTGAATTTTGTTTATGTCATTTATTGTTTTGTTTTTGTTGTGCAGTTCAGATATTATGTACCCCATATCCATAAAGTGCGTGTATTTATTAACCCATTTATCACCAATGATTGAATCTTTATGATATTTAATTAATAGGCTTGTAAAACGTTCTAGTTGTTCATCTGACATTTTATGCAATCCATTTTTCAAGCTATCTTTTACATATCGGCCGTATCCAGAAATGGGGTATTGCTCTGGTAGTAACTCTGTTTCATTTGGTATTTCAACTTTAAATAGGCTGCTTTTGTTAGAACCTTGTAATTTACTCAATACATCTTTATATTGCTTAGATACTTTCTTATCTTTAGCAAAATACAATCCCCAGCCATGTACTTGATTACCCTCACCAGTACCAATAGCACCTAAATCAAATGTGTCAAAATCATGTGGTGAACCATGCCATGCTGATTGGTAGTACTGATAATTATATTTCTTTCGGAGCTTGTCTAAATCTTTTTCGTTTGGTATACTATTATTAATAATAAACTGTTTAGTAATCGGTTGGGCCATTTGTTGCCTGCTACCCGTTACTAGACGGTTTATTTTTTTTGTATTCGCATATAACAAGTTGCCATTTGCGATTTGTTGATTATACCAATTGATATTATGTCTTGGAGTAATGGTTTTAATTTTATTTATATTTGTTCCATTAGCAGTTTTGGTAAATGTAACGGCAACTTGGATATTCTCACCGTTTGCATTTATATTTGGGTTGCCGTTTTTAGCGTACATATCTAATACAAGGATTGCTTCATTAGGAACTGCTTTTTGTGAACGACCATTATAATTCTTAAATACAGCAACTGGATTAGCTATTTTTTTAGGTAATAATTTAATGTCATCAATTGATATTTGATTAGCATGTTTCCCAGTAATTACTTTATGAATTATGCTTGGGTCAATCATGACAGCACCATCGAATCCTAACATTTGTAATACGAGTGGAGAATCCATTACTTTAACAGTTCGATTAATTTGTTTTCCGCTCAATTGATGATCAACAACTTGTCCCCAATTCTTTATATCCGACGCCATTTTTTGTTGCATTATTACAGATTGTGCATACCCTTTTTGGTTTTCTAAAACCGCATCCATTTTGATACGCACGCTATCACGGAAATAATCCATAGCGGTATAACCACCTTTGCCCATTTGTCGCATATATTGTGCCATTATATCAGCGTGTTGTGCCATCAATAATGCATTTGCTTTTGCTGTTTCACGTTGTTTTCTATTCGTACTTTCGCTAATAGCTTTAACTACTTCGTTGTATACATCATATCCACTTTTAGATAATTGCATCCGTAACGCTATGTCATTATTCGCCAATTCAAAGACTTTATCTTTCATAGCCTCTAAACTTTCGATTTGCATCAACATATGTTCCATATCTGCATAATGTGCATCAGATTGTGCTAGTGCATCAGCGTTACCATCAAGGCTTGCCGTTGTAGTCGCTCGGCTATACTCATATGCTGCTCGTCTGCGTTCTGCATTAGTACGTGGTGCTTTACCGCCATTATTAGCTTTATAATCAGTCAGCCATTGTGGTTCAACACCAGTACTTACTGAATCATTAATTGATTTATCTGCATTGTCAAAATCACTAGCATAGGTTTCTCTGTATTGTTCTTTCAACGTATGCAATAAATTATTGAAGTTACGTTTAATGTTTGTAGGGTCAGATAGTACCTCATTAAGTACTTCACGATCTATATCAGATGCACCCTCAAATTCATTACGGATAATATCATCCTTGATACGTTCCGCACGTTTAGAGGTATCATCTTTCAATACCGATTTAGCTACATCTACTTCTTGTTTTGCACGTTCTAGTGTAGCCAAAGACATACCACCACGTGTAAAGTAAGAGGTTTGTTTTAATGCATCTACTGTTTCATCGGATAAGTTCATTGATACTTGTGCATATGAACCAATAGGAATTTCAACAGGTGCATCTGCCTCGATAGCTGCTTTCACTTCCTCTTGTGTAACCAAGCCATTATCAACCATATCACGAATTGCCAGTTGTCCGTTTTCAGATTGTACTAATTCCGCTACATCTACATATTGTGTAGACACACCAATCTTATCACCCTGTGCTTGTACGATTTTGCCGTATAGTTCAGGGTTTTCTTTTGCGATTTTATTGGTTGTACTATCCTTACGAACATTATCCATGATGACTGCACCATTGCGGTTTTGCTCTGCGATGATTGCTGCTTGTTGTTGTTCAGGTGTTAGCTTTTGGAAATCACGAAATGCCTTTGCAGTACGCACACCACCTACCGCACCACCGATAGCACCAAAACCTATTACCGCTGGCAATGCTTGTTTCATTGCATCTAGTGAACCTATAGCAATATCACCTACGCTATAATAACCCTCTAGGTCATTATCCTTACGTGTTAGGTTGTGTTGTACCTTTTCGTTTACATCTTGCAAACCCTCTTCAAAGAGTTCAGGTACACCAGCTTTAACGGAGTTCTTAGCCATCTGCGCAACAGTTGTACCAATACCTCTATCAAATGTTTTAACAGTATCACCTACACCTGCACTAATAGCTTTTGCAATCATACCTTTAGGCGCTACTGCTTTAACGGCTTTACCCATAGCTGCAGTTGCTGCAAACTCAATACCAGCATCAATAGCAGCATAAGACATAGCGTATTGATTAGCCTCTTGGTCTGTGTATACTCGGTTGCCGTTCGCATCTTTCTTTTGAGTGAGTTCAATGTACTTATTGCCAAATGACATTTTGTACATATTGCGTGCCATATCAGCACCGCCACCCCATTTAGCACCAGTAGCAGCACCAGCGGTTGCACCTACACCCTCTGTAGCCAAGCCACCAATTAATGCACCAGCAACTGCACCAGCTACCGCACCTATACCGCCTTGTTTAGCCATCATATAGCCTTGTCCAGCGGTTTCACCGATTACAGATTGTGCTACATCTAGTCCATCTGCATGACGATAATTCGCAAGGTTAGTTTGTAAGCGTTGAATTTCGTTTGTTAATTCTTCGATTTTCTTAGGGTCTGTAGTGTTGGATAGTTCATAACCAACATCCCCCAACTTCATCTGATCATTAATAGACCATACATTCTGTTGAATACTATCCCATATACCATGAGTAGACTTAATGGATTGTAAATTGTCTAAACTATATATAGCCTCTGATTGTGAACCATATTTAATCTTGTATAACTCTGGGTACTCATCATATAGCGATTGTACTGTTCGCCCTCTATCTACTTGATTAGCAAGATAGGCTGCTCTTGTGAACCCTGTTTCACCGCTATTCAAGATAACATCTGCACCGATGTTTAATTTATTAGCATAATCTAGCGCTGCATTAGCTTTTACTGCATCATTACTTGCATAGATAAAACGTGCGGATGCAGCTTGTAAGGCTGGGTTATTTATAATAGGGTTTTCCTTTAAAGCCTCGCCAATGGTAGATACAGTCTGTAAGGTTCTATCCTTACCACCACCAGTTGTATCGACTAGATAAGGTGCATCTGCTAAATTGCCTAACGCATTACCTACTTGTTTTACTGCATCTACTGCATTACCTACAACTCCATTAACAGGTGTGCCTAATTCTCCATGATCGCCATCCTTGTTAATAAATGGGTTGATTTTCTGTTGTTCTATTTTCCATGGGTTATTAGACATATTTCCACCTATCCCTCAATATTATACTTAGCATGGAATGTACCCTCATCCATATCTTCAAAATCACCATTAGATTTATAAAGTCTTATATAATGTGTATCACCAAGTACTTTCCAATTAACTATACCATCACCAGCCAACATAGCCATCGATGTATTAGTTTTATAATTATCTCCATTTTGCCAAAAGTGCTCTACTTTTGTTGTTTCAATTATTGTATTACCTGCTATTTCATGTGCAGCCCAATCTAACTCAGTACTTGTTGGTTCTCTTCCTTCAGATGCTCTAAACTTAGATACCCATGCACCCATTTGTTGTTTAAAGCCTATCTTTGCTAACCCTTTTTGTTGCTCGTTCATGTTCTCTAAACTATCGTTAAGAACATAATTCACACCAGCTAACTCTGGTGCATAATCACCAGTTCCGTTATCACGGTCATTAACTGTTCTACGCAATGAGTTGTATTGCTCTAATGATAAGTTAATATGATTATCATCAATAAATTTAAAGATTTCTTCTTGTGATTTGTTATTACCAATCATAGAACGTATTTCATTCATTCCCCATGATTGTGCTGCCGCTTGTTGTTCCTTTTTATCAGCTCGCATAAATTGGTTTCTTTGTGAACCAAAAGCTAATATCAAATCTTTGTTATCGCCAATAGCGTTACTTAACGCATTCGCTAGTTCACCATTAGATGCACCATTTTCTTCCATTTTGTACAGCATTAATTGGATAGCCTCTTTTTGCCTAGCCAATTCTTCTGCACGTGCTTTTTTACGCTTGGACACTTCCAACTTATAGGCTTTCATATATTCTTCTCGTTTTTGTAAGAGTTCGCCATCAGTATATCCTTTAGCACTACCACTAAACTTACCTACACCAACTACTGGGTATATATCAGCACTAACAATAGACACACCACCGCTACCAGCTTGTGCAACTTTACCATCTCCCATATAGATACCAACATGAGTTACACCTTTATAGGCTTGATTGTTCGTATTTACTGCACTCGGATCATCACTAGGCGCCCATCGTTCGTTATTGCTTTCTACGTACCAAAATACTAAATCACCTTTTTGTGCTTGCGATATATCTTTTACAAGTTTCCCCTCTTGTTCCGCTTGTAAATACTGACCATCTGCGGTGCGGTAGTTAAGAGTAACCCCAGCTTTTGACATGGCATCTAAAGTGAATTTACCGCAATCTGTACTTTCACCACCATCACCACCTAGCACATATGGTTTGCCTAACTGTTCATTAACTGCACCATCAAGTGCAGGTAGGTTTATATTTCCGCCTTGCCCTGCTTTAGGTAGACTAGCTATAAATGCATCAGCACCTTTTTCGATGCTTGCATCATCTTCACCAAAGGTATCTACATCACCTGCAATACGTTTATCAATTGTTTGTTGCGTATTTACCTTATCGATAGCTACTGCAGCTTTAGATAATATACCCTCACTTACACCCATTTCTCGTAGTGCTGCGATTGTTTGTGGACCTGCAGTAATATCATTCCGTGTTACTGTTTCATCAATAACTGAAGCACCTACTCGGTCTGCTACTTCTTGATATTTAGCTTTTACAAACTCTTCACCTCTATCACCATACATAGTTTCAATACTATTCTTAATGGTGTTAAGAGAATTAGATACAATGTTAGGATTGTTATAGCCTAGTACTGCAATCTGTTCAGATGATTTCACATTGTTGTTAAATGTTACATCCTTATACTTTTCACGTTCAGAACGCTCATGTACTTGGACACGCATATTATTTGCGTGATAGTCTTTCTCCACCATTTGAAGAAAACGCTCACGCAATCGGTTGTTATTAGGTAATTTACTTAATACATCATCTCTAATATTTCGTTCCGTTTCATTAAATAGTTGCGTTACATTAGCTGCACCATCTAATTCTTTGTGTAAGATACCGCTTTCTTTGTTTGTCAGTTCATAAGATACTCGGTTCTTATAGTCTGTTTCAGCGTTCATATAGGCGATATTCAAATCTTCATCAAGTCGCTTTTGCATCTGTGCGTTAATATTATCAATGGCATTAATTACACCTTTTAAACCTTGTTGATTACCGCCAAACGCTAATTCATTTCCAGTAGCTTGAACACCACCACTTATGGTATTTAGTTTTTGTTCGCCATTGTAATTAACTAACTTCATTAAATGCCCCACCTATTATTTCTAACTGCACCTCTTGTAACAAACTTAACATTTGATACACCAGCTGCTTTTAATGCACTTTCATTTGGTGTGTAGTAGTTTGTATTAGCTTTTATATTACTACCGCCATACTGACCTTTAAGACCATAAATACTAGATGCACCACTCAATATCGTTCCTAACATAGCCATTCTAGTTTGTGATTTAGCATTACTTGCCGCTGCTCGTGCGGTGCTTGCCTCGTTGCGGTAGTTCATGCCATTAAGATATTCATTGTAGATACTGTTATTCTTGTTAGTTTCCCAATTTTGAATATCCTTGTTATATTCGTCATAGCTAGATGCCATAAGTTGTAATGGTGTACCGCTCATAGCTAGACCGCCAGCACCAGTTTCTGCCACATTCTGACCTTGAATAAGTCGCATCTTATCGGACATTTTATCTCGTTCTTGCAAGGCTTGGTCTGCTATTTGTTCTTGCTTGCGATCACTAATACGTGCGTTAGCCTCTGCCACCCTTGCTTGTTGATTGTACATTGCAGCTTGCGCCTTACCTTGTTGATGTTGTGTAAACAACGTACCAACCATGCTTACTGCCGTTAATGCAATAGGGTTACACATTCGCATCCCCCTTTCTCAATGTGAATAAAACCATATCCCCATCGTTAATATCGTAATGAATAACCGCACCTAATGACTTTAGCCATCTAATGGTGCGGTGATTTTCTTTGTGTATATAATTAAAAAGTACTTCCCTAGTTTTTAACCATTCCCTAATGATATTTCTACTAACTTTTATAAATTGCTTTTGCAATGTCAAACTACGTTCAAAATCTTTACTCCCCAAAAAGTAAATACAATGCATACCATTAAGTGCAGTTTTTGATACCCCATACACACATAATGGCTTGTCATTATCAATAACAATTCGACTTTGATAATCTTCCCCAAGAATATCGTTCACAAAGTCATTTTCGCCATAGTTTGAATTTTTTCGATTGATATATTTAACCTCTAAGGCATCTATCGAACGTAAGTTGATATATAACTCACGAATTAACGAAACGTGCTTAGAACGGCTAATTTTACATTCCATGAACATTTGGCAAACCACCGCCTATTTCTAGGGTTCTTGTAACCGCTAACAAGTTAAATGGGAACGGTTTATCGTGTAATATACAGATTGATGTATCTGTACTCATCGTCATAGCAATTTTAGGTAGCACGATTGCAACATCACCAGTATAAAGTTCATTGTATTTCAAAGTTAGACTATCCATTTCATCAAAGGTTCTACCAACTTTACCGCCAAACGATTTATATAATCTCAACGCTAAACGTGTTACAGTAGCAATTCTACATTGTAATGTTCCATCGTTTATTTGTTGCTCAATACTAGGTAGCTTAATGCGTGTTACAAATCGTAACCCTACAGTAATATCATTTACCTTATCGGTTAGTTTGATAATTCCGCTTTCAGGTACTACAACAGATGGCATCTGTTTTGTTCCTGTTACTATATCTACACTTTCACCAATCAAATGCGGTACTTCGATTGTGTCTGTTTTCTCTTTGAATGTTTTCTTGATAAAACAATCAACAAATACATCTGAACCATCATCTGCGTACAAAGGCTTACTACACTCTATACATTGCGTAATCACACCATTAATAGTGCGTTCAACAACAAAATAGATTGTGTCTTGTTCGCCCTCGGCTACACTCTCAACGTATTTGTATTTACCTTTAGTTAAGAAATGCGACCAACCATACACCTTTTGTTCTGGTATGTAGGTTAAGCAATTTAACTGTCCATCATCTCGTACATAGTAAATGATTGAGTCCGGATCTTGTGCATATGCACTTGTTATGGTGGTATGACCTTTAACCAAATTCTTAACAAATAATGTAAGGTCTTGTCCTGTGTAGTTGTCGCTATCGTAAGAGTAACCCATATCACGAACAGTACCGCCACGCTCTTGAACGAATACACATCGGTTACCGATAAAATGTGGTTCACATTTCAATGCACCACGTTGTGTTTGTGTTTTAAGGTAACAGTTAGTAGGTGTAATAGTCTT